GGGCAACGTCGGCGTGCCGGAAGAGTTCGTGGCGGTGCTCGATCCGAAGAGCCAGAGCCGATTGCTGAGTGCGAATTTCGCGCTCTTCAATCCGCAGGCGCAGATCAGCAAGTTCTTCCGGTCGGGACAGTTCAGCGGGCCGGCGCTCGGCGTGGATTCCTGGTACTGGGATCCGAACATGCCGACGTTTACCACCGGCACCTTCACCACGGCGACCCCGCTGGTGTCGAGCGCCGGGCAGACCGGCTCGACCCTCGCGATGGCCGGCATGGGCACCTACTCGATGGTCGCGGGGGACGTTTTCACCGTCGCGGGCGTCAATGCAGTCAATCCCGTGTCGTATGTGGACACCGGGGATCTGCAGCAGTTCGTGTTGACGGCGCCGCTCGCCGGCACCACGACCGGCACCTTCTCGATCTCGCCGCCGATCATCACCAGCGGGTCCCTCCAGACGGTGACGGCGTCGCCGGCCAACAACGCGGTGGTGCAGTGGCTCGGCGCGACGGGCACCGTGGCGGCGACGATGGCGGCGACGAGCTCCAGGCAGTCGCTGCTCTTCAATCCGGCGGCGTTCGCGTTCGTGATGGTCGATCTGCCGGCGTCGCTGCCGGGCGCGGTCGCCAAGCGTGTCAACGGCGGCGGCGATTACAACCTCTCGCTGCGCTGGGTCGAACAGTATTCGATTCAGACCGATCAACTGCCCTCGCGCGTCGATTCCATCGGCGGCGTCGCGGCGATCCTGCCGTATTTTGCCCTTCGGGCGTGGAGCTAACGCATGGCGCTCACTGCAAACGTGATCACGGCCGCCGTCGCGGCGACGGATACCACGCTGGCCCTCACCAGCACGACCGGCTTTCTCGTCGGCCAGCCGGTGCGCTTCGACAACGAATACGCCTACGTCGCGGCCGTGCCGAACGCGACGACGCTCGTTTTGCGCGGGCGTGGCTCTGAAGGGTCGACGGCGGGCGCGCATAGCGTCCTGACCGACATCATCACCGGGTTGGCGTCAGACTTCCCGGCGATTCCCCCGGGACTGTACTCGACGGGGCAGCAGGCGACGGCGTTCGATGACATGCAGACGATCGGCGCCAACACGGCGATCATCGCCTGCCCGATTCGCAACACCACGTACCTGATCACGAAGGTCGCGGCGCTCGCGACCACCACGCTGGCGGCGCCGACCACCGCCCAGAACGGGTTGCGCCTGACGTTCATCAGCATGACGACGGCCGCGCATGTCATCACCGGCGCGACCTTGTTCAACAACGGCATCACCGGCGTGCCGTGGACGACGATCACCTTCGCGGCGTTTGCGGGCGCGGGGTTCACGGCGACGGCTGAAAAAGGGCTGTGGAACGTGAACGCGATCCCGATCGCCGCCGCGGTGGTGTTGAGCTAAGTCCATGCCGATCCAGTGGACGCCGGAAAGCGAGTACGTCAAGGAACTGGCGAAATGGGAGATCCGGCCGACCGCCCTCGTCTCTGCGGAGATGATCCAGGCGCTCGGCCGGCCGCTCGTGCCGCCGTTTCAGGAATACCCCAAGGCCCTCTATCGCGCGAAAGCGGCGACGGGAGGGCCGACCATCAACGGCTACATCGTGGCGCAGGATGAGGCGCACGAACGGCGCTTGCTCGGCCAGGGCTGGTCGCTGAGTCAGGAAGCGGCCATCGAGGCGGTCCTGGCGCATGACACGGCCGTGGCGCAGGCGGCGGCCGAACGGGCCTTCGTGGAACGGCGGATGAGTGACCGGGCCCGGGCGGAAGCGCGAGCGGCCGACGAGGCGACCCCGGCCCATGTCCCGGTCGTGCCGGTGACCCCGATCAAGAAACGCCGGCCGTATGTCCGGAAAGCGAAGGAGACGAGCTGATGCCGACAGGACTTATGGGCGGGGCGTATCTCCCGAAGATGCCGCAACCCGAACCGCCGTTGACGGTGCAGACGATCGCGGACGGGTTCATCCAGCCGGCGCTGACCGGCGGCGGCGTCTACTGGATCGTCAAAGCGACGGCCGCGGCAGTGACCTTGGCCCCGGCGTCGAGTGTGCCGATCGGCTTCACGATCACCTTCATGGCCGGGAATGCCGTGGCGCATGTGGTGACCGCGCAGTCGGGCGGGATCTTCGATGGCACCACCGGCGCGAAAACCAAGTGGACCGCCGCGGCGTTCATCGGCTCGAACGTCACGTTGATGGCGGCGCCCAACGGCGGGTGGGCGGTCTATTCGCTGAATCTGGGCACGGTGGCGTAACAGGGAGGGACCGACGCATGGCGGACGCACCGAAAGACAAGGCGAAGGAACCCGTGTCGGGCGAGAAGGGCTTCGATCCGACCAAACAGCCCGGCTATCAGGAATACCCGAAGTGGGTGAACGGGATTCAGGTGGCCTCGAAAGAGGAAGAGGCGGCACTGACGGCGGCCGAACCGGACGCGCCTGAACCGCCGAAACCGAAGGGCAAATGAGCGAAACCGTCACCGCGCTCGAGATCATCAGCCGGGCGTATCAAACGCTGGGGGTGCAGGATCCGAGCGAGTCGGTGTCGGCGGCGCTCGGGCAGTTCGGGTTCTGGCGGCTCAATCGCCTGGTGGCGCAGTGGGCGGCGGGCCACGCGCTCACCATCCCGACCAGTTCGCGCACGGTGATCCCGATCGTGCTGGGGAAAGGCACCGAAGCCAACCCGATCACGATCGGGCCGACCGGGGACGTGGTGATGACGACGCGCCCGTTGGCGCTCGAAAGCGCGGGCTTGTTGCTGGCGGGGACCGCGCCGCGCGTCGAAATCGAGCGCGCGGTCTACACCGATGCGATGTGGAACGCGATCGCCGTCAAAGACATGACCTCGTCGCTCTTCACGGGCGTCTACTACACGCCGGCCGTGCCGAACGGGGAGATCATCCTGTGGCCGGTGCCGGATACGGCGATCCACAGTCTGGTGATCTATCGCGGCGAACAGGTGCCGCCGTTTGCGAACCTGTCGACGTCCTACGTGTTGCCCGATGGCTACGTGGACGCGTTGGAGTTCAATCTGGCGGTGCGGTTGGGGCCGGGATCGGGCGTGCAAGTGACCCCGGAGCTGCAGGATCTCGCGCGCTCGAGTCTCGCGACGATCAAGCGCGGGAACAACACGACGATGACCGACCTCGCGAACGATTTCGCGTTCGACGGTGGGGACGGCTACAACATCCTGACCGGGAACCTATAGAGGCTGTATGGAACACGGCGCGATTCGCGTCCCGATCTTCACGACCCAGACGGCCGCGCAAACCAGCCAGCCGATCGATGTCCGCGCCTTTCAGGAACTGACCTTCTATCTGAGTTCCGTGGGCACGACCTCGAGCGGGGTCATCACGATCGAAGAAGCCGAGTACGACCCGCTGCTCACCGGCATCTACAGCGGGACGTGGAGTGTGATTGGCTCGACGGTCGCGGCGTCGACCTTCACCGGCGGGGCCATGGTGGCGGTGCATCTCCCGGCGCCGAACTGTTACACCTACGTGCGGCTCCGGATCAGTACCCTGATCGGCGGGGGCGGGACGATTTCCGCCGTGCTGCGAGCGAGCTGATGGCGTCGTCCATTTTTCTCACGCCGTCTGGTGTCACGAGCGATGGGACCGGGTCGACCAGTGTCGTCGTCGGCACGGGCGGCGCGTCAGGCGCGGTCGGCGGGACGATCTTTTCCTCCGCGACCGCGACGGCGACGACGGGGACCATCGAAGAGACGTTGCTGCAATACACGCTGCCCGCCAACACGCTGACGACGAACGGGCGGGGGCTCCGGATCACCTTTGGCGGGATCTCGGCGGCGAACGCCAACACGAAGACCTTCAAGCTGTATTTCGGCGGCACGGTCATCGCCAACACCTCGTTTACGGTGGCGGCGCCGAACGGGGCGACGGTGAATAGCATCGTGACGCTACTCCGGATCGGGGCGACCACACAGGTGGCGGGCGGGCTCGTCAATATCACCGGCGTGGGTGGGTTCGCGTTCGGCGCCCCGGCCGAGACGTTGAGCGGCACGGTCCTGATCAAGTTGACCGGCACGACCCCGACCGCGAGCGGTGATCTCACGGCGAATTTCATACTGATTGAGGCCGTCTGATGCCGCTCTTTGCCCAGCCCTTCACGCGCGCTGGCGGCGACCCGGATCTCTCCGCGCTCGCGACCGCGATCCGCCCGACCGTGAGCGACCCGTTCTACCTCGGTGTCAGTGCCGGCAGCGTCACCGTGCAGAAACTGAGCGCGTGGACTGGCCCGCAGATCACCGCCGTGCAAGCGGCCGTCACTGCCGCGCCCGCGCAGACGCCGCAGACCGACGCGCAGAACGCGATCGATGCGATGTCGATCTTCGACAAGGCGGTCCTGCTGACGCTCAACGACGAATTGAACCTGCTGCGGACGGCGACCTCCACCGCGACAAAAACCCCGGCGCAGATGGCGACGCTCGTGCGCGCGAAAGCCGGGACGCTCTGATGCCGGAACCCTTTCCGAAACTGATGGTGAACCGGGCGGGTGAACGGAAGACCGTCGCGACGCACGAAGAACAGGACGAGGCGACCCGTCAGGGCTTTCTCCGCAGTCTCGGCCGCGTGGCGGAACGCGCCGATCAGCCCGAGCCCCCGCCGAAAGCGGCGGCGTGATGCCTTCGTATCCTGGGTTCCTCGGCCCAGCCAGTAAGTCCGCCTCGTTCATGGCGGACAATGAAGTCTTAATAAACTGGCACCTCGAAAAGAACGATTCGCCGAGCGCCCCCGCCCCGTGGGCCATGATGCCCTGCCCGGGCTTCGACCGGATCACGACCGTCGCCCAGGCGCCGATTCGCGGGATGTTCTTCCAACTCGGCCGCGCGTGGTTCGTCGCCGGGTTCGCGTTCTACGAACTCTTTTATGACGCGGGCACGAACGTCTGGACGACGCTCCAACGCGGGATCGTCGCGGCCGACGAGCATCCGGTCACGATTCACGCGAATGGCGATGCGGGCAACCAACTGTGGATTACCTCCGGTGGCGTGGGCTACAACTACGACCGCGGCACCAATGTCCTCACGGTCGAAGGCGTGCCTGGGACGACCGTGTCGATGGGCGCGTTCCTCGATGCGCGCTTCCTCTATCTGGACGGCGACACCGGGACGATCTACGCGTCGAACCTCTACGACGGCACGACCTGGAACCCGACGATGCTCGCGCAGAGTGAAAGCGGCGACCCGTGGCGCGCGATGGTCGTCACGCCCGATGATCTGATCCGCTTGCTTGGCGAAACCACCGGCGAGTGCTGGGCCAACCAGGGATCGACGCCGTTTCCGTTCTCGCAGATCAAGGAGGCGTCGATCCCCTTCGGGATCGTCAGTCCATTCGCCTGGGCGGTGGATACCACGATCACCTGGGTCGCGCAGAACGCGCAGGGGCGCGGGATCATCGTGCGGGCGCAAGGGTATCAACCCCAGCGCATCTCGACGCACGCGATCGAAACCGCACTGTCTGAGTATGACGACCTCGACCTGACGATCGCGTTTGCCTACAACGAGCGCGGGCATTCGTTCTCGGTCTTCACCTTTCCGACCGGCGATCAGACGTGGGTCTATGACCAGGCCTCGCAGTTCTGGCATGAACGCGCGATCTGGAGTCCGGTCACCGCGGAATTTCATGCCTA